TTAAAACTTAAACTTACGCAGGGAGTTCTGCAATTCCTCTGCCAGCTTGGACAGGGACTCACTGGCGGAAGCAATTTCACTGGCGGAAGCGGACTGTTCCTCAGTTGCTGCCGAAACGGTCTGCATTTCATCGGAAACTGCACGGCCCTGGGTGTCGATATTGGCCACCTGGGTAGTAATATTCTCTGTATCGGAAGTAGCAGAATGAACTGCCTGACTCATGTTGGTTACTTCCTGAGTTACTTCATTTACCAGGGACTCGATCTCGATAAAGTTCTGTCTCAGATTGGCCACGGACTCAGCACCGGCATCTACAGTAGCCCGGCCCTTCTGCATAGCAGAAACCGCCTGCTGGGTTTCCTGCTGAATACCAGTAATAAGCTGAGTAATCTTCTGAGCTGCCTCACCGGACTGCTCTGCCAGCTTACGAACCTCTTCTGCTACTACGGCAAAGCCACGGCCATGCTCACCGGCACGGGCAGCCTCAATAGCTGCATTGAGCGCCAGCAGGTTGGTCTGCTCTGCTATGCCGGAGATGGTTTCCACGATAGTACCAATTTCCTGTGAGCTTTCGCCAAGTCTGTCCACAATTTCTGCGGAATCCTGAACACCAACAGCACCGTTACGAATCTGCTGGATGGTTTCATCAATGGATTTAAGACCCTGAGAAGCGGATTTTGCTGCCGCTTCAGCACGGGTAGCCACGTTATTGGACTGGGCATCAATAGCAGAAACCGATTCATTAATATGTCCTACGGCCTGGGTACTGGATTCAATAGCACCCTGCTGTATCTGTACGGCACCGGCTGCATCAGTAACGGACTGAGCCACCTGAGTGGAGGCCTGGGCTGACTGCTGGGCACTGGCGGTCAATTCCTCACCGGCTGCCGCAATCTGCTGGGCACTGCCATTGGCCTGACGCATAAGGTTGTTAAGATTTTCTCTCATAACACTGACGGTATCTGCCAGCTCACCAATTTCATCTGTGGTGGTTATGCTGCGAGGAGTAATTCTAAAATCGCCATCGCCCATGCGACGACAGGTTTCCACCATTTTGTCCAATGGACCGGTAATAGCCCGAATAATGAGAGCTGAAACACCAAACAATGCAATTAAAGCCATAACAGAAAACAGTATCATCATTCTGCTGGCTGAAGCCGCATCGCTTTCCATCTTCTCAAACAGGGCATGGGAATTTTCCTGAGCCTGCTTCTGTTGATCCTCCAGCAGGAGTCTCAATGCCTTGGTGGCATCACCGGCATTTTTGCTGAGGTATGTTGCACCCTCGTCCTTATTGTTGGCCTCTGCCAAAGCAACTACCCTATCAATGGCTGTGCCAAAAACATTCCACTTTTCCAGAATAGCTGCATTGGCCTTCTCGGCCTCGGTGCCAGCAGTAGCCTGCTCATACAGCTTCCAATTGGACTCGAAGTTTTCCCTTATTTCCTTCTGGTCATTTCTAAGGTCATCAATACGCTTCTGATCCTTGGCGGACAGGGAAAGAGCACCTCTTGACTGCATATCGCGCAGCATGTATTTTATCTCACCGATACAATACAGCTGCTGCATGTTTTTCTGATAAATAATCTCCAATGACTCCTTGGATTCGGAGATAGTAGAATAACCACGGTAACCAATGAGGGCCATTCCAATGGCCGCAATTACCACAAGGGTTAATATCTTGTACATCATTTTTAAATTGTAGAAAAAGCTCATAAAAACCCCCTCTTTCTTACTTTATGTGTTTACTGAGGAATTCTACCTTTGTAGCTAAAATCCTTTAATTTTTTATTTTTTTTCAAAAAAAGACATAAAAAAACCTCAAAATCCCATTTACGAGATTTTGAGGTTAATTTCAAATGGTGCGACAGGAGGGATTCGAACCCCCGACCCACGGCTTAGAAGGCGAGATTTTCAACTATAATCGAATAGTTGTTTGCCATCGCCAAAGCCTTGTGGCATCTATCATCACGGGCTAAAAAGCATCTGTTCAATCTATACTCAATATAGCACACTCGCGGCACAAAATGCAAACTTTTTGCGGCGAAAAATGCAAACTCACGGCATATTTTTTTACCCATAATGTCAAAATTTGACTAAATGATGCTTTTCTTTATGCGCGTTGTATGAGTATACAATACAGGATAACATCCCCCCAAAAAGCCTTTAAATCCCCCTATTCTCAGTAACTTGTCAACACTCGTTAAAATCCACCCTCTCCAAACGTGATAAACTGTCAACAGTTTTAAAGGTATTTTTTTAATGTTTTAGCCCCCATTTCTGGCAATTACCGCTGGTTGCTCTCCAGTTGGCGTGTATGAGGTTTTATGCTATCCCGAATACAAATACCTTCATAGGCCATTTAAAAACGCTTAGAACGCATTTCAGAGCGTCGAATTTTTGAGGGCAAAGAAAAAAAGGTATGTACCCGCTAAGATACATACCAAAATTTCTATTTACCACTGATAATAGTTCGGGCTGTTGCCGTTGTCCCTTACATCCACATGACAGCCCCACTCATAGAGGCCTACCCCATCAAAGCCAATTTGCTCACAGTACCATTTGAGTTGTTCAGGTGTGTGGCAGAATTGGTAATCAGGGGTCTGCACATCCGCCGCGTTGCCAAGCACATGTTGGCTGTTTGGAACACCCCCTACCTCTGCGTTATGTTCAGGGCATCTATAGGCACAACTTATATAGACCGGCCCGCCTATCATTTCTCGCAGTTGGTCAAGCTTCTCTAGTAGTAATGGGTTTACCTTATAAGCCCCGCCATCACAGCATCCAACGCCGTGACATTCTATCTCATAATCTGAAAAGTATTTACTCATTTTGTAAAATCCCCTTTGTTGCTGTTACTCATATAGCCAATTAATCCGCTCACTATAGCTATTATTATTTCTTGCTGTAGGCCTAAATAGATACACCCCCATAATGCTATAACTAGGCCTATAGCTATAACTAAATCAATTTTCAAGTATTCCTTTATGTATTTCATTCAATCCACTTCCAGTTGCTCTAAGTCTGAGAAAACCCTGTCACATAAACCATTACCGCCTAATGATTTATAGGCCTCATGCATCCGTGTAATATTCTCCAACGCTAATGGGGTTATATGGCCTTGTTGGTTGAAATAGTTACATGATTGAAGAATTCTGTCCCTTAATATACAGGTAGTTCCTGTTTTTAATAGCTCTATGGTTTGCTGTAGCTCTTTTTCTGCTTGCTCTTGTATTGCTTTTTCTGCTTCTTGCTTTTGTCGGTAGCTGTCTATCTTTGTTTCTAGCCACTTCCCCATTAATAGAAGGATAAGAGGGCTCAAAAAATACTGTATTATCTCCATTTCCATATCACGCTCCAATAATGACGGCTGTTGAATTGCTTGCAAGCTGTACCCACACGCAAGCCCCAATAATTGTATTTGCTTGTGTGCCTGCTATGGCGGTATATATATTTCCATTTACCATTACTGAATCACGGCCAACCATTACACCCCGCAACGCCCCAACGTTTACAGGCTTCTTGTTGGCTTCTTTTATGATTTCATTTACTTTTGATTGTAATTTTAAAAGGTTATTCATTCTTCAACACCTGCCAACTGTTTTATTTTTTTCAAGTCCTTCATGTTTTTTATTCTTGTATTCCTTCCTTGATATTCGTCAACAAGCATTGACTGCAGTGTTTTTTTATTTTTCCCGTCCCAGTAGATTAATTCAATTCTATAAAACTCATTTTCAATATTTCCAAGAGTCTGCAACGTGGAAAAAAGCCAACACCCTTTTTTGATTTTATAGGCGTCTGTAATATATCTGCTGTCAGTAAACGTACACCCTTCGATTGCCGTTTTGAAATAATATTGATTTTCAGCAGAATAAGTGGCCGTTGTGTCATCTAATTTCCATTCGTAACTACTACAGCACGTTTCTTCAAGAACGGCATCAACTATGATGTTGTCTAGTATTGCCTCTGCTTGCTCTTTCCCGTAGTAATCCTCTAATTGTTGCCAAAAAGCCCCTTTTATATTTTGTAGTGGTCGGGTGTCTTGCCCGTCGTCTTGGTTTTCGGGGGGTACAGGCCAAGGAACAAGAATGACGTTATATATCCAATGTTCCTCAGTTAGTAGTTTATCCATTATCTTTTGAGAATTTACACATGCCCACCAATTAGACTTATAATCATGTTTTGACTTATATGTAAAATTTCGTACTTTTGTACTTGTTGGGTTTCCGTATGTATAGGTCATTAATTTTAATTCGGGGTCTGCAATCGTTACCCAAATCGGCGTTTTACTGTCCCTTATTGCAGGACTATTCATATAACAATCAACGCCCTTAAAAAGTCCGTTCCCATACGAAAATGTTACATAGCCATCCTCTTGGTTAGCGGGCTTTTCTTCCTCGGTTGGTGTATGGTTACAGTTAGGCATAGGCGTTTTAATTACTTTTGCTCTTGTGTTACTGTATATGATTTTTTCTTTTTCGTTGGTGACAATATAACGGGCTTCTGATATTACGCTAACCATGTTGCAGAATTTATAATTAAAAGAATTCCAAGAATTAATAAAAACGGTATGGAATGAGCCAACCCAAAAATCAATCTGATATGAGCCGTCGGGATGACAGCTCATGTTATTTATTTTAGCTATGTCCTGAATGTGTTCATGGTCGAACCCATTTAATGAGTTTACAGCCGTTAAGGCTTTTTGGTTTACTTTGTCTATATAGCTATCAAGGTTTATATTGTCTATATTGTCGCCGTCTTTTTTTACATATATACCGCCTTGATTTTGTGCCTTTTCAAACCCTTCATAGTAAAAACGGTACATTTCATGATTAACGCCGTTAGAATAATATTTTTTTACGGTTTCGGAAAAGTCATCTAATACAGCCGTACACACTGCATAATAGCCCATTCTATATGACTCGCTTTTTTTCCTTAATCCTTGCGGATAATAGAGATTTTTGCATGTATGCCCAACCTCGAAAAGACTTGTATCGTCAATAAAACAAGCGTCCTTAATATGCCAATTCTGCGGGGTTTGTATTATATCTTTATTTTGTCCGCTAATCCAGTTCCCTTGATTAATATAGAATTGTGACTTATTGCCACAAGTAATATATTGTGCGTTGGTATCACACAGCTTTTTGAAAGGCTTGTTTAGTCGGGTGTCTGTATACCATATTGAATCATTAGGAATCAACCAAAGAATCTCACCACATAAAGGAACGGGGATAAACGAATTACCCCCGCCGTATGTGTTCCCGTATATGATTGTTCCATCTGTCCATACCTGTTGGCCTGTTGTTATATGGCTATTTCCCGCAATATATAACACTTTCCCCTGTGAGTCTGTGGCGGTATTTCCGTTTATACTTTGTATTGTTGTCTGATACATTACAGCCACCTCACGATTGTTATACTTTGCTTTAGCTCTTTTGTGGTTTGTGTTATTTGATTGCTTTGCAGATAATATGTGTTGTTTTTGAATTTGATACGCTCAGAAAAATCAAGAATATGATTAAAGTTGTATATGTCTAGGGAAACAGTTTCTTTTATTCTACGGTTCAGCCATTTGATTTGATTCAGGTACGCTTTTATGGTGTCTTCGTCTGTTGTTGGCAAGTCCAAAGTTTCTTTTAGTACGTTACCTTTTCCAAGAGGGTTTCCATCTGAATCCCCATAGTTAGCCCCGCCAAGGGTTAAGGACTCTTGGCTTGTTAGATACCGTGAAGCGGTGCAAGCTGGGCTACCCGTGCTAATGCTACTACCTTGGAATTCCCCGTCAATATATACTGATGTTCCATAGAAGCCCGCGCCAAGTGGAGCGTGTATAGTTTTTCTAACTGTTTCGTTGCCGTCCTTGTCCGTCGTTGTTTCTGTTTCTGAGCCAAGTACAAGGACTCCGCTCTTGGCGTGCTCGTAATTGTAAGTTGTCACTGTTACAGAGCCGTCAGAATGTTGGATAGTTTTGCGGGATAAATACTTTGCTTCTCCGAACCCATCCCCGACATAATCATAACTTGTTGTCCCGTCTTGGTTTTGTTCACTTCGTAAGTAGCCTGATTCATAACTACATACAGAATCTCCAAAAGTAAGACTTCCCCAAAATGGAAGCGGTTCAATATATAGCCCCCATCCTTGGTCATGGCCATTACTTGTGGAGCTAGAATAATTTATCATTGTTCTTTCAAGAGTGCGATTTATTACAGGCCTTGTATATGCTGTTTTGGAAATGTCTGTTACCTTGTTTTCTTGGCCTCTTTGTATCACATTAAGGCTGTTATCTTTTGCTCGTAAGAATACATTTATTGCTCTATGAGGAATGGAAGCAGACCACCCAAACAATGAAGAAATAATAGAATTATATGTCTGTCCGTCGCCTGTCCACTTGCCTGAGTGTGTGAAATTGTCACAGCAGAAAACAAGGCTTTTTCCCAACGCCCCTGCTATATATTGTGCGTGTTCTTGTAGTGTGTGGGTTTGATTTCCGGCTGCATAATTTATTGACTTATAAAGAATTTCGTCCACATCATACATACCCTTGGCAGTTGTTACTGCTTCTTGTTGCTGTGTTTCCGATACTTTGTACATGTACGGGAAATCAAGAATTTTACCGCTTATAGTGTCTAATACATTGATATTCTGTGTCGTTTCCATAGAGAAAGAGTCAGATAATGACAATTCATTTAGGTTTATAGATATAGACACAACGCCCGATTTTTCCGCCTGTGGTGAAGGTTCAAATGGGTTTGTTGGCGTGTTGTCAGGTTGTATGGTTGTATTATGTGGGATGCTTACGGCCGTGTCGCTATGGGTGGTTATTAGCTTATCGGTCTTTATGCGTGTGTCACAGTAATAGGTTATTTCTTGGCGTTCAACGATGTTTAATACCGTATCATAATACCTTGATATGTCTGCTTTTGTAGCTATTGCGGTATCATAATATCTTGATATGTCTGCCTTGGTATTTATTGCCGTATCATAGCTATGTTGTACAATCTCATTGATTTTTAAGGCCGTGTCATAAAAATAGGCCTGTAAATCCTTGGCCTGTAGCTCTAAGGCGACGTCACAATATATTGATATGTCGGTCTTAGTTATTGTATAGGTATCGAGATATTTTACTAGGTCTGCTGTGGCCTTTAAGTTTGTATCATGATTTTGTGATATATCCTGTCGAACCCTTACGGCGGTGTCATGATTTTGTGTTATATCTTTAGTGGTCTTTACAGAGGTGTCATAGTAATAGGCCTTATTTGTTGACGGTACAACAGTACATAATATTCTAGGCGTGCTAATACTTGATTTTTTAATAATCGCAGTGGTTAATATTCGGGGTGTACTTACAGCAGAATTTTTAGGAATGGTCGTTGTTAGTATTCGGGGGGTGCTTATTGAGCTTTCAGCCATTTATTACACCCCCTTATTTTTTAGCCGTTATTGTTATATTGCTAATATTTGTTGGTAAATTATCAAAATACATACCTATGCCTGTTGAGGGGATTTCCTTTGTATTGCTATATGTACCCACGTCACATTTTATATTTTTTATGGTGTCACCTAATACCGTTGAACCCGCTCCCACGTTACAAGCAGTTACCTTATAGCCATCAAGTACGGTCATGTCAGGCGTTACTGTTAGTGTGCTGTTTTCTTGCTCTGTTGAATACTTATTACTGCTAGAATCATAAGTCCACCCATCGGCTGTTACTGTTGCGGGCAGCTCAACTATTTCCTCGTTCGGCGGGAAATATTCATCTGATATGATAAGATTTTTCATAGTGACATAATAACTATTATATTTTTGTAACACGAGCCTAACGCCTGTAGCCTTAACGCCTGTTTTTACATAGCTTGTGTAAGAATATATTTTGTCACCGTTTAAGTATAAGTCTACTATGCCCGCTACTGAGTCTACAACTAGGTATACTCTATACCATGTATTTTCTGTTGTTCGAGGAGTTTTATATATTTCTTTTCCATTTATGTTTAATGTCATATAATTTCCGCTAGGTTTTAAGTAGAATTGTACTGTTGACGGTTTCACTATTCCGTAACCGCCGTCGTCCATAAATATTTGCATTGGATAGCCGTCTAAATATAAAGTGTTATAGTCATACTGCACCTCGAAAGCAACATACAATTTTGTATTTTCGGCGTTTAGATTTATTTTTGCGTCCCCACCACCAAAACAAGGATATTTGATACTGTTTAAAGTTTTTGTCAATGATTTCATATTTGATGCCATGTCGAAAAGCATGTAACTTGTATTCATATATTTCATACTCTACACCCCATTACACAGCTTCAACAGTTGCCTTGATACATATAGCCGTTTTGTCGTCGTTCATCGGTGTGGTGTCGTCTTGGCCATCGTACTTAGCCCAAAGAATTGTATTCTTGTCTGTTATTGCGTTGGTTATGTTGGCTGTATGTTCCCATGTACCTTTATTTAATGCGTCGTCGCTGTCGGTGTAGTTGTCATCTAAGGCTAGATACCATTTAGCGATATTACCGCCTGTTGCCTGATATTCTTGGCCGTCCCAATAGGCTAGTGAAATCTCTGCACCCTCTACGGCGGTGAATCCTTGGTCACAACGTACCGCGATTTTCACGGCTTTTTGCTGTCCTGTTTTCAGGGTTACAGATAAAGGGCTTGTTTGGGTGTGGTCTTGTGAAACCAAAGTACCGTCAGACTTTCCGATTGTTGGGTTATTTGTATATAGATTTATCATTTTGTCATATCCTCCATAACTCTAATTCACAATTTATGTAATTTTCGAACCTCGATTTATAGCCATAAGACAACACACGGACTCGCATATCAGGCCATGTAATGCCCGCGGGGTCTTGGAATTCCACAAGTTGACGGGTTTGGAAATAGTCCCACACTTTCAGGAATTCGCTTTTATGGAATGTTGCATTTATTGTTATCCTGTCCCCTGAAGCTATATGGCCATAATCTTGGATAATATTCCCGCCGTCTGTTGCTATGATTTGTTGTCTGTCGTCGGTTTGTAGCTTGAAGCTGTCGGGGGTGGTTAGGCTTTGTGCATTTCCAATTTTTATTTTCATAATCTATCAACCCCCATAACTCATATTTATATTTGAATCGTTAGGCAGAACGTCAAGAATTTTCTTGGCAGCGCTTTGTGCTACTTCGTTGCTGACATCCTGCAAGCCGTCCACATGGACGTATAAATTATAATTTATATCCTCTTGTGTTTTGTTCATTACAGGTGCAGGGCTGTTGTTTCCAAGCTTGCTCACCGATTCGTTATAATCAGGTGGGAACATCGGTACAGCCTGAGTCCCCTTGTATATATAGCCTTGTGGCTCCCCGTTGTATATAGGTATTATGTTTTCCCGTGCACTTTTCATTAGCTGTTGAAAGCCCGCAATCTCTTGCGGTGTAGTCCAAGCGTCGCTTGGTAGGTCAGCGTCTTTTCTTAGCTGTGTTAATACCGCATTCATGGCGTTAGCCTGCTTTTGCTCTTGACTTCCACCGCCTGCCATCGCAGTCCTGTATAGTTTCAAATATTTATAATTTTCTTTGAACATACTCAGGGCTGTTTCTTGTTGGAGCTGTCTTTTTTGTTCCTCTGCCCACTTGGTGGCTTTTACTTCTTCTAGGCCTTTCTGCTTCCAAGCTTCCTTTTCCCGTTCTATTTGTTCCAATCGGTTTTGGTATGCAGATTTCCATACAGAATCAATGTTTTGAGCCACTTCTTGGTTGAATTTCTTTATAATTTCCGCTTTTTGCTGTTCTGTTGCCTTGGTTATCTCTGCTTCAGAAACGCCCTTTTCTTTCCACTGCTTCATGCTTTTATCCACGTTGTGGAGCTGTGTTTCTAGGTCAGTATGATTAAGAGAATAAAGGCTTTCATGCAGTGCTTCCAAGGCCTCTGCCTGCTGTTTGGTTTGCTCTGCTTGTGCCCTTTGTGCTCTGCTTTCTTGGTCTATTTGCTTCTTTCGCTCTTGCGTGCGTCTGTCTATTTCTGCATAATATTCCTTTTCCGCTTGCTTTGCTCTTTGGGTTTCGTCGTTTAGTTTGCGTTGGTCTTTGACGTCATCAAGCAGCCTGAGCCTTTGAGATAATAAAAAGCCTGTTGCAGGGGAAGACATGCCGGGGCCCATGAGTAACGCGCCATAACCCGCGTCGAATTCGGCCTTTACGTCTTTGAGATAATCGCCCGCGGTGCGTGCATTTATGCCAATCATGTCTAGGCCATCAGCTACCATTGAAACGGCTTCGCCCGCTCCCTTCATGGCTTGTATCATTATTTCGCCAAGGGTCTTTATATTGTCTTTGTTTTCTGCTATGAGCTCCACCAAGTTCGTAAAGCCCTCAGTTAGTTCGGGCATCATTTCTTTGGCCACGGGTAGCAAGGCCGCACCAAAGGCCATTTCTAGTTGTGATAATTCGGCCTGCATCCGTTGCCATTCTAAATATGTTTCATGGGCTTCTTGCGGATTTAATAGGCCTGTAGTTTTTATACTGCCTGAAACGGCCATCAGCTCGTTATATTCCTCTAATACAGGGATAAGAGCGGAACCTCTAGCCCCAAGGATTTCAGCAGTAAAGGCCTCTACTTCGCCCGCTTCGCTTGCTGATTTGTAGCCCTTGGCTAGTTGCTCTAGTTGCTGATTTATAGGCAGTAGTTGGCCATGTTGGTTTGTTAATGAAATTCCAAAGCGTTCCAAGGCTTTTGTGGTGTTGTTTCCATTTTGGCCTGCTGTTTCTAATTGTTTATCTATCCTCGTGATAAATGGTGTTAATGAATTAATGGAAGTTCCCGCCAATGAAAAAACCCTGTTTAATTGGCTTGCTTCTTGTGTGCTGACGTTTAATCTCTGCTGTAATTTATACAGGTTATTGCCTGCCATCATCGAATCTTTGGTTATGTTCAACAGGCCTGCACCACTGCCCGCTACGGCCAAAAATGCCGCTAACTTGGCGTTTAACAGTGTATAGCCCTCAGTTAGTTTTCCGATGCCTTGGCGTGCTTGGCTTGCACCTTTGGTAATTGCAGAAAAGGCCTTGTTGCTCTTGCTTGGCAGTGTGTTTAGGGCGTTACCAAGCTTTCGCATCTCTGCTTCCATGCCCGCCACAGTTTTTTGTTGATTTAACAAGGCCATTTGAGCGCGTTGTGTTACTGCTGAGTCTGCACCATGTGTATTCAATGAATGTTTATACTGAGCGTTTAGAATACTTTCCTTTTGGCGTTGTATGTCTAACTGCTTGTTTATTGCCTCATATTTTACCCTGATTTTGTCCAATTCAGAGCCAACGCCCTGAAGCTTGCTCAGGTCTATATCTGTCTGTAGTTTTATTTTTTTTGCGTCACTGTTTAGGCGTGTTATGGCCTGTTGTACGGTCTTGTTGGCCGTATTGAATCCAAGTTTTAAGTCATCAATATTCAGGCCTAATGATAAATATAGTTTATCTATCTCTTGCCCTTTGGCCATCTAATCACCCCATTATGTCTTCTATACTTTTTTGATTGTTTTTGCTTTGTTTTTTGCTCTGTATGATAAGTTGTACAAGTAGTGGTTCTATTTCCGTCGCGTCGATTTCCGCGATTGTCCATCCGTATGCCTCTTGTAGTCTTTCATAGTAACTTAGTAGATTTTCATACGGGGTCAGGTTGTCCCCTTCCCCGCTCAGTCGTTTTTTGGTAGGTCTGCAAGTTTGGAGAATGTTTCGGCCTGTATCCATTGAAACAAGGCCTTTACAGTTGGGACTATATCGGCTATTTCTATATTTTCGTCTATAGATTCTTTATTCACCACGTCAGGACGGCCAAAGCCAATAATGATTAGTTCTATTTGCTTCTCCAAGAATGTTTCCAAGCTTGTTTCTTCTAGATTTGTTTCGGTGCTTGCAAGAAAAGCCCGCCAAACCTTCATTTTTGGCTTGGCAGGCTCTATCTTTGCACCATCAATTATCAATGACGGTTTTTCCATTTTCTTTTATCCTCATACTGTTGTATACCATTCGTTGGCTGTTTCTTCCACATAGCCCGCTTCCTCATCGGCCTGTCTGTAGCTTACGCCGTCGGCGGTTCTGTAGATAGCTTTTGCTGACAGGGTTGGCGTATTATAGGAGATATTTTCTGCCTTGGTCTGTGGTTTTTCCTCTGGCTCTTGGAATTGAACCTTGAGAAATTTGCAGAAACGTTTCTTGCCATTTCTTTTGGTGCACTCGAACATAACACAGAAATAAGGGGCGGAATCTTCTTTATTTGCGGTCATTACGCCATTTTCCAAGCTATGGCCAAGCAATAAGGCTTTATATTCCAATGGTAAGCTTGCGACGTTGAATGTAAGTTCATACTCACTAGTTGCTGTTGCGGTATCGATGGCCATGTCATCAGCATATAATGTAGCGTTGGCGGTGGTTGGTTTAATATCAACTTCGCGAATATGTGGAATAGAAATTACTTCTTCATAGGTTGCGTTTCCTTCCCCTGGATCGCTGACAAGCTTTGCGATGTGAAAATTACTGAGGCCTATGAATGGGCTATTTGTGATGCCACTCTTAGTTGTTGTCATTATTTATCACTCCGATTTTATAGTCTAGTGTTGCTATCTTATATCCTTGGTCTGTTACTTCTACCGCCTGCCCGCGGGAAAAGCCAAGGTCTAGCATGATTTTATTTATCTGTTTTTTGATGGCGTAATAATTGCCATCTTTAGTTATGATATGAATTCTTATTGTTATGTTGCTTGATAGTTCTTTGTTGTCGCCATGAAGGGCGGGAACGTCAGAAACAACTGTGTATATTATGTTTGGATATACTTTATTGTTGGGGCTAAACTGATGGAACACAGGAATATTTATTTCATTCTTTAGTTTTTTTACTACTTCTTTTACAATCGTTTCCATGAGTTACCCCCCTTTAAGGCCATCACGAACGGCCTGAATCAATTTATCTTTTATCTCTGAGCGCAACGCGTCTAACGCGGGGTATAAAAAAGGCCTGTTGATTAATGGCGAAAATTCAACAATCTTGCCATACGCCCTGCCCTCGTTGTCCGTCGCATCTGCTACTACTTGTATCTTTGTTCCCTTTGCCTTGGCTTCCATGTGAATACTATCTCTGAGCCTACCTGTATCTACTGGGCATCTGCTTTTGGCTTCATTTACAAGCATTTCGCCACAATCCTTCAGGGTGGATTTAACAGAGCTTTGTATATTCTCTCCCAATGCTTCCAAGGCTTTTGAGGATATATTCTTACTTTTCGCCATTACTCCACCCCTTTACACATGAGCGTTGTGTAGCCCTTGCGTTGGTCTGCCAACACGGCCTGAATCTCATATACTTGGTTATTGTGAACGGCTCGCATTTTTGGGGATATACCGTCTATGTAGCGAATATAGATTTTATAGGTGGTTTCTGAGGTTGCTTGCATAGCCTGAAAGTATTCACGGCCATTTAATGGCGTTATGTCTGCCCATACTGTACAGAGATTTTCCCACCCGTCGCAGGCGTTTCCGTAGTCGTCCACGGTGTCGCTAGGATATTGGATTATTACGCGGTAGCGCATTTTTCCTATTTTCATTAGTGGCCACCCCCTAGAGAAAATTATTACAATGAGAATGTAAGATTTGTATAACTGTAGGGTTTGTGGTGGTTGCTCTATCCGTGATGTACTCTCTATTCTCATACATATCTGCACATAAGGCCAATACAGCCAAGGGAATATCTGAGTAGTTGTCTAGGTCTGCAAGGTCTAGGCCTGTGTAGCTTTGGCAGAATTCCACAGAGGCTTGCAGGATATGTTGTAGTAGTGTGTCGTCTTGGTCGCTATCTACTCTGAGATAATTCTTTAGTGTTGTTATGTCAATGTCTGATACCTTCATGATGCATCAGCCCTCTTTTTTGGTTGCTCTTTTCTTGGTTGGTGCTTTAGTTGTGGCGGTGCTTGGCTTTTCTGTAGAGGATTTAGGGGCAGTGTTTTTTTCTGCCCCCTTGATTTCTTCAATATAGCCCGCGTTCAACAAGTCATTTACAATAGCTTTGTTTGTATATTCTACTGTCTGCCCCGCTGTCGCGTTGACTTTACCGCCATAACTTACTAATACTCTATAAGTCATGGTTTAACACCTCTTAGGCCATCTTGAGAACAGCAAGTTTCTGCTTTTCTACTACACGGGAATCTGCTTCAATCCAACCGATTACACCGATGGCGTGCTCATCCGCGTACTTTTCATGCATTACTTGTACTTCTACATTTGGTCTTACATTTACATAGAGGCCTGAAAAGTCGCCATAAATTACAGGCTTTGCCTTTGCTTCAATAGATGGCATATTGTCGCTAATGTATACAGGATGGCCAAGCAGAGAATATCCGAATGGAGCTGTAAGGTCTTCATTCAAGAGGTATCTATTTTCCCCGTCCTTCAAGGTTCTTACTGCCAAGAGGGTGCTTTTGTTCATTACCCATACTGCATCATTCTGATATACCTGAGGTACTTCTACCTGTACCTTTACAAGGTCATCCGCAGAAATAGCGGCTGCGGCAGCAGCTGTTACTACAGGGGTGTTTTCGTCAGTGAGTACGCCTGTCATTTTGTCGTCGCCGCCTTCGCCAAGAAGCAATTCATGCTCCAAGAAACGGGCGATAGATTCGGACATCTTGTTCACAACATAACTGAGTAAGTCGAATTCGCTGTTATTAATCAAGCTCTTGGAAATCTTGGTCAGGCTTCCTGCCAAGTGGCCACCAAGGGAAATGGAAACGAATTTACCACTAGAGCTATTGAGCGCGGTGAATTCAGTTGCATAAGCAGTTGTTACCTTGTCCGCGGATTCGTCATATACAGGGAAAACCAACTTACCCTTTGCGGAAAACTTGCTTGCAAGTTCATATACAGGCGCAATGTTCTTTACTGTTTCGATAATTCTGTTAGCCACGCTCTGAGGGATTACTGCGCCGTTGTCGCCCGCGCTCATTGCGTCGCGTGCTTCCTTGGTGCGAATAAAGGAAACAAAGGCTCTTTCCTCTTTGTCTGCTTCGTCGTCTGCTTCAACTGCCTGTGGTTCGCTATTTTCCTTTACGGACATAGCTTCCTTAATCTTTGCCAAGGTTTCGTCAATGGCCTGAATTTCCTTCATAATCTCGTTGTAGGTGTTGTTTTCTTCGTCGTTCATGGCACGCTTTTCTGTTTCTACCTTGGAAAAAAGGCCGTCCATGTTCTCTACCAATTCATTACGACGTTCAATTAACTGTTTCATATTCATTTGCTTATCACTCCATATTTTTTTGTTATTTTTTTGCATAATAAAAGACCGCTAGTTAATAGCAGTCTTGGTTTTGTAGTATTCATATTTCTTTTTTAAGGTTTGAAAGCCCGACATGTCAGGCGGTGCATCCGCCACGCTGTCGGCTATATCTGCCAATGTTGGCTTTTCTGTTTGTTCCTGTACTGTTACAGGTTCTTGGCTTTGGCGGTATTCTTTTAATGATTCTTGGCCGTCGCGAACCTCTATAGAGGTAGCTATATACGCGGGTGTACAATCTAAGATAGAGATTTCTTCAAGGGTTAAGTCTGAGATTTTTCGTATTCGCATCCCGTCTTCTTGGCGGGTTGTCCATTCGTCGCGGGGGTTATAGAACCCAAACGACCATCCCTGTAGTTCTTGGTTCTTGGCCTTTTCGATAATCTCAGAATCATTTAAGACAATATCTGCATACAGGCCTATAGCGTCTTCATGTAGCTCCATTGTTATTGGTTCTAGCTGTCTTTTGTGGTTGAACATTAGGCCAATTTCATTTTTCTCCAAGGCGTGTTGGAATGTGTGAGGCTTTACTATCTCCACGAATTCGCCTGTTGCGTCATGCAGTACACGGGATTCACGGCCTACTACATTTACATACCCGCATATACGGGCAGAATTGTTTCTGATTTCTACTTTCATTTACTTTTCACCCCCTTCAATGTGTTGTAATGTATTGGTGTTTGGGGTGTATAGTTGCTTTGTCTGCGGATAATACAAGGTATTACCTAATGACATTTTGAGGAATTCCAAGCCCATAGCAGGCAAGTTTTCCGCTTTTCTCACTTCGTCAGGTGTCATCCACCCGCCTTGCAAGGCTAGGTTATAGGCTGTATAGCGTTCCTGCTGTGTAGTTTTTAATATCTCTGAGCTGTCCACTTTGAAGAATAGCAGGCCTTTTTCTTTTTCAAGAAGCAGGAATTTATTCAGCGCATTTTCTAAGGCAGACACGACAGGCAGAACCCCCGTCTTTATGCTGTTTATATAGGTATCTCTGCTTCCTTTGCTCCCATCGAATAATGAGCTAGACAAGCCAAAGAGTTGATATATCAGCTCACTATTACTTTTTTTGTTTTCGTTTAGCTGATTTTCGGCAGAGCTAACAGAGGCCTCTTGGAAAGAAATCCCATCATTTAAGACCATGACATTTGAGGAATTTGCGTCATTAGAATATAGCTTACGCCATGCAGATTTTAGAGCGTCCATCTTGGCCTTGTCTAGCTTGTAGGCGGATTTGAGGAAGCCCCGCTTTGTCCCGGTGCTTATGCTTTTGTTTTCATAATTCAAGGCGTTATAGCAGGCCATGAGTAACAATGGATTTGTGTCTATAATCCCTTGACCTGTTACCCCATCCGCGGTGTTGCGGGTTATTCTGAGTATTTCATAATCAGGGTACTCTTGGCCGTTTATGTATATCTTGACGGCCTTTTTTATCGGGTCTACACCCTTCAAGATACTTACATAGCTAGGCTCTATGTAGAATAGGCCTGTTATGTTGTTTCTGTCGTGCTTGATATAGGTGTAACTTTCCCCCAGTAACAACATATCAGTGATTAAGGCTTTTTTCATTTGTCTAGAATCCAAAGTGTCGCCCGTTTCTTGGTTCAGTAATTTCAGGCGGTAATCGTCTGTTACTTCTTGGACGTTCCCGCCTTGGTTCTCATAGAGTTTCACGGGCAGGCCTGAAACAGTTCCCGCGATAAATTCAATAGAAGCAGAAACAGCGGGAATATTTAACGCCTTTTCCTTTGTCATGGCTTCAGAGCTTGCACGGCCTAATAATACGTCAGACAAGGCCTGAGCTTCTTCGTTGCGTTGTTCTTTTGTCCATAGGTTTTTTAATCGGTTTAACAATTATTTTTCACCCCCTTTTAGGTTTGTACTGCCCAATCTTGACTGGCTTGGTTTATTTCGTTTTGTTGTGCGAGATATAGGGCGTTTAGTGTCGCTATTACCATATCTATTTTCCCGTTTGACTTCTTTTTGTTTATATATCTATTCATATTTGAATCATATTGGCATCGGCAATTTTGGAAATTAATCTCATACAATGGGTTGGTTTCATATATGATTTTTCCTTGCTCCACTAACTCTTTAAGTAACTTGGTCGGAGCGTGTAATATACTGCTATGTTGGCGAATTTCCACACATTGAAGGCCTGCTTTTTCTAGCTTTACAACTGAGGAAAGGGCGTTATAGCGGTCATAGCCCACGCCTGCTATTTTGACATTGTATTGTTTTTCAAGGCCTAGTATGTATTCTTCAACAGTTGAATAGTCTATTACAGAGCCACCACAAGGGATGCAGTTTCCCGCCTGTATGAATTGGTTATAATTTATCTTTTCCAAGGCGTTCTTTTCCGCTATACGGTCAGCAGGGATAAAACACATAGGTTTTATAAGCAGTTTCCCATATTCGTCATAGGTCAGGAAGGTCACGGCCGTGTTATCGTTACTCATTGATAAGTCTAGCCCCACATATACCTGACGGCCTGCCCAGTTTATTGGCGTGTCTGTCCTACAGGCTTGGAGCTTTGATACGTTTATATATGACTCTGCTGTGTTTTGTGCGATTATATTGCAGTGTTTACATAAGAAATTTTCACGGCGGGCAGGGACTTCCACCGCTTCTTTGCGCTTTTTTATTAGGTCATCCCAAACCTCTTGGATTTCTAGGGCTAATGGGTTGGAATGTCTGAGTATGTCGTCATTATCGGCCCAGGATCTTGTGCGGTCAGGTTCATATAACAGCCCGAATACCGTGTCATTTTTGATTGTTCCGTCCAAGATTTTTTTTGCGTAATCTAGCTCCGTTTCGAATGGGTTTGAGGCCGTCGGGTATTTCGTAGAGATTATGAATCCAAGTTTGTTGAGGATTGTTAATTGGCCACTTCGCATAGCGTCCAAGGGGTACGGGCTTGTTAGTGCGCCCACCTCATCCGCTACCCATACCGCGGGCAATTTTCCATCTAGTCGCGAGGTTGAAAAGTTCAAGGGATAATAAGAATTGTTAGTCAGGTTGCAGGTTATACTATCTCTGAGAAGCTTGAATTTCTGTTTGCCTTGATACAGGCCATTTAGTGCGGGACTCATTGAGATTATGTCTTGTATGGCGGTCTTTACCTCTCGCGATAATTGGCCGTCAGGTGCGACGCTGTAAAACTTTGATAATCGCGGTTCAATGAAGAATAGAACCAAGAATAATACAGCGACCAAGAACGTTTTACCATTTTTTCTAGCAATTTCTAGCACCGCCGTTTCATAGCGTCTTTTCTTTTTGTTCTCCCTGTGGACGGTGCATAATACGGCCACAATCATAAGCCACTGAAAACCCAATAGGCAGTTATACACCGTTTGGCCTGCTTTCAGGCCTTTAGGCATTATCAAGAGTTTTAATAGCTTTTCTATTACTGCCACCTTATGGCCGTCTATCATGTATTTTGGGTCTTGGCCGTTGGCTATATGTATGAATTCTTTACACTGCTTTTTCACATATCGAGGCGCGGGGATTTTACCCGCCACTACGTCACAGGCGTATTTATAGGCCTTGTTATTCCTCATTTTCTAGCCCTTCTAGTATTTCGGCCAATGGGTCTTTTTGTTCCTCTTGGTTCGCCACCATCGCGCCCACCTTGGCGCGGGCTTGTGGGGACATGCACAAGAGGTCTGTTACCTTCCAATATTGTTTTATTAGTTGTTCTTGTGTTCTTAGAAGTTTGGTGTCTAGGCCTGCTTGGTCTATGAGTGTGTTGACTTGATTCAGGCGGTCTATTATGATACAGGCCTGTTTGATTGTCTGATAGTCTATTGATTTTAATAAGCCTGTAGGCCTTAATATCTCCACAATAAAGCTATATATGGTCTGTCTTTGCTGTGAGAATTCTTCAGGTGGAGTGTCAGGCAAGCCGTCAGTTATTAGATTTTCTATAGCTTCTCTTGTGGCTTTTTCGGCCTTGGTCAGGTGTTTCCTTGTGGTCTTGGTTGGTTTGGCGGGTCTTGCCATGCTCTCACCTCTCAATGTTTAAGTTTTATTAAGGGAATAAATAAGATTTTGACTAGTTGCTGTCGGTGTTCCTTTTTTTGCCCAACGCATTATTTTAACCCGTGGGGGGGATGTTTACAGGCTGTTGTGTTAGCTCTTGCAACGTTTCAATGTATTTTGGCTCGTTCTCTACAAGGTTATGACAAGCAGTGCACAAGGTTATTAGATTACTAGGTTCTAGTGCTTGTGTGCTGTCTTGTCGTATCTTGATTATGTGATGTACTTCCAAGTTATTTGTTGTTATATGGCCGTTGGCAAGGCATAATCTACACAAGTATTTATCCCTTTTCTTTATTTCTTCCCTTGCCCGTTTCCATCGGCCTGTGTTCCTGAATTGTGATTCTTGGCTGTTGTTCTTCTTATATGTTCTTTGTGGTTTGTTTGGGCACGCTTCGCCTGCTCTGTGAATTCGCCCACAATAACTGCACGCTTTCAACATCGTTTTATATCTCCAAAAGAAATAAGGATAGACGCTCTTGTGTCTATCCTTTGTTTTTTATTTTATCTCTCATATATTAATACGTTAGAATCAGGCCTCATGTGCATTTTTCGGATATTTTTTTCTCTCTTTTTAGCCTGTCCATATATTGGCGGGCTGTAAGTATGGAATAGTCTTTTACAGTATTGTTCTTTTTATTTGGCCTGTAAAAATACAGCCTGTCTATCAGATAATCATAGAGATATGAATTACTAGCACTTTCCAACAGTTCCAATATTTCTTTCTCTGAATAATTCTCTGCACTCTTGATTTTTTGGAATGGATTATAAGTCACAGTTCTTCACTCTCCAAGCCGTCTGTTATATCTTTTCTTATCCCTGCCAACTGTCGGGCTATTGTGCACCTATTACAATGCTTCTTTTTTGCTATCTCCCCTAGCTCTAGGCCGTCAACATATCGCAGGCGGATTAGTTCGCGTTGCTCTCGATCCAGGTACATGGCCTCATACATTTCTATATCAAGCAATAATTCGCAGGCCTGAAAGCTTCCGTTGTTGCGATTGCTTATTATTTCTGCCTTGTGCTCTATTGCTCGTATGATTGAATCGGGCGAATATTCATAGTCATAATTACAGGTGCTTCGTATTTCTTTTTTTACGCAGCCGGCTGCTGAATAATTTCCTGTACTATTTATTCCGCTATGTTTCGCCATTACTTACACCCCCGATTATGAAGGGCTTTAATGACTTGCTTGCAGTATTTCAGGCGTTGTTCTATGGCCTTGTTCTGTTGCTTCAATCTCTGTATTTCCTTTTTGGCCTGTACTCCCCGATATATGGAGATAATTACAAGAATTGCAGAAAATATTAAAAGTGTTGTTGTCATTTACGCCACCCCCTGCAAGGCTTGTAACACATAGCTTTGAAGCTCTTTGTCTAGGCCGTGTTGTTCCATTGTGGCGCGGTATACGTCCTCGCGAATATCTAGGCCGAACAATTCAGCCCATATTTCTATCTTTTTTTCTAGTGCCTCTGCGATTGTCGCGAACCGTCCAAAAGTCTTGGTCTTTCCATTCCACCGTGCCTGCACAACATACTTTTTCCCCGCTCTGTATATATTTCTGAACCCTGTAGACGTTGGGGCTGTTATGGACAGGTTTCTGAGATTGACGGCCTGTGATACAAGTCTGAGGTTCTCGCGCCTGTTATCTCTAGGGTTTCGGTTTTTATGGTCTACTTGTAGGCCGTCGCTCTTGTCATGGACTCCTAGAATGAACCTATGCAAGTAGACTTTTTTGGTTTTTCCGCCTATCCGCATGTAGGTATAGAGATAACCCTTGCCATGTTCGCGCCATCTATGCTGTGATACTCTTTCTGCATCCGAGTCGCTAATTAATATCTGCTTTCCATTAATATCTAGTGTCATTTCGTTTCAACTCCATTTATTTTTTATTGGCCTCTTGGCCGTTTCTAAAAAATAAATAGAGTTTGGACAAAGAAATATAACCCCCCTCTGAAAGCCTTTATTTTCAAGGGTTGAGAAGGTATAGGAAATTAGCTAATAAATTATTTTGTATAATTTTCGATTAACCATCATTTTATAAGCCGTGTTTGATTCGAATTAATAAATATAAATAAAATATGCTTTTTGCTGGGTAAATGATGTTTTCGACGCAAGCAAAATAAACGTACAAACTATCGTGGAGCCGCTTTGTGCCGCTGGTGGCCATTCTGGCCCCTCTGAGCGTGGGCAAACATGGCTGCTATTTGCTTTTTTGGCCGTTTGGTGTGAATGGCTAAAAAAAGGGCAAAAAAAATAAGGATAGACATTTTTGTGCCTATCCTTTTTTCTTTTTCTCTATATTCTATTGTCAATCTATCTAAGCATGGCGGGATGTTCCCTGCTGTTATTGTGGTTCTTGGTGTCGGGTGTATCGTGCTTTGTTGCCTTGTGCCGTGTTGCGTGCAGTACGCTTGGTGGCTTGGTGGCTAGATACATTGTGACGTTGTGAATAGTTGTAATGTGTTGGTTTTTCTTATCCCGCCGTGCTGTAGAGCTGTGTTAGTCTTGCCCTTGGTTGGTTTCTTCTTGCTTCTCTTGCTGTTGCTGTCTAGCTAGAATACGTTGGTATGATTCTTCCAATTCCTCTTGGAGAATACTTTCTAATGCTTGTTCTAGGTTCATGTTGTCGCCCCCTTAATTACAGGCCAAAATTGCGTATATAAAACAGTTTGGTTTTTCGGCTCTTGCCCACGGCCTTGGTATATACCTCATAGTTTTCGGCCAAGTCTTGCTTGACGCGTTCGAGATTATAGTAGAATCTCTGAGGGTTGAACACCCCAAAGCCCGCGTCATTCTTATATATGTCGCCCGCTATGAGGATTTCTTTCAGTTTGTTGTGTGGTATGTCCAATTCCTCTGCCATCTGTGTGATAGTTAGATACAATTTTTCACCCCCTTTAAATTCCTTGTTCTCGGATAATCTCATGGCCTGCAAGCTCGAAAAATCGCTTGGCTTTTCTGCTTCTGCCAACGCCCTGTTTATACCGCATATAATCGGCTTTAAAATCTTTTTCCAATTTTTCCCAATCGTATTGGAAAGAATTTATCCAATATACAGTTGGATAATTTTTCCCCTTTTTCCATTTTGTGATTCTCTCTCGTGTCCAATGGCCAAAGCACTCATTCTCATACACTCCACCCGCTATGAGAATTTCCTTCATTTTTGGCAAAGGAATATCACAATAAGTTGATAAATTCGTAATATTAATACATCCTGCGTCCATTTGTTTTACACCTCGCTAATATAATATAGATTGATTTGTTGTACATATATTAACATTTTTGGCCTGTCATGTCAAATATTTTTTAGGTTTTTGGCCATATTTTTTAATATTAATTAAGAATACATAAACTTAAACTTAAACTTTTAAAATGGTGTTGACATTTTACTGCGTTTACAGGATTTTAAAAACGGCCTATAACACGCCAAAAGCCTTTATATATCAAGGCTTCTAGCTGTTTTTGTGGCTTCGCAGTTGTCGCGGGTTTGATTTTTAATGTTTTTAAATAACTTTTGTATTCTTGCTGTTAATCATCCCAACCGTCGTTATAATCCTGCAAATCGTGGTCTAATGGCACGCCTGCCCGCCGTCTTGATTCCCGTTCTTCTTCTGATAAGGTAGCGGGGTCAATCTTAGGGAAGTTGTATTTTTGGCCTTGTTCCTGTGGTTCTGCAATAACAGCAGGCTTGGTGGCTTCCTCTGCCCGCTTGGCTTCTTGTTTCTGCCATTCCACAAGCTGTTGCGGGGTCAAGTATTCCTCAGGCTTCATATTATCCCACGCCCTTTCCCAATCGTCGTCAGGGTCTTGTTGTTTGGCCTCTGCAATAATCGGAGATTCCTGCTTGGTTGGTGTTGGTTCTTCTTCAATCTCCAACGATGCCCAACAATTCGGGGCTTCCTGCTTGGTTGGTTCTTCCTGAATAACAGCAGGCTTGGTGTTTTCCTCTGCCTGCTTGCCATATTTCCATTTTTTCAACTCTGCTTTAACGCGTTGGCGGTAGGCCTGTATGTCTGTAGCCAATAAGTCAATAACAGTAAGGTTGGTATGTTGCAGGGCTTCTAGGGTCTGAGCGGTCAGGACGTTGCGAAATTGTTCAAGGTGGTGGGCCTGGATCGTGGCGGGTCTTGTGTTACTTTCTGAATTACTGTTACTTTTTACTTGTTGGAAATTATTTTCCAAGCTGTTACTTTTTACTTTTTCAATGTTGTTACTTTTTGAATTACTTTCTACATTGTTACTTTTTACTTTTTGGCCGTTACTTTCTGCATACTTGAAAATAAAGCCCCCTGCCTGTTTAAGTTTGCCCTTGCAGACTTTTGTTATGTTTCCCGCGTCAATATGTAGGGCTTGGCCTGCTTCCTTGGCGGATTCGTATGTTATACCATTGGTTATACAGACTACAGATTTTTTTCATTATTTTTTTGCACCTCTTACTTTTTACTTTTTACTTTTTGAAAATTTACTTTCTAGTATTATATTTACTTTCTACCCAATATATAAAAACAAACGGTAAAAATATTACTTTCTGAGTTACTTTTTACTTTTTGCACCCAACCCCTTGTAAATACTAGCTTTTTCTCTTGTTTTCTGTGTGCCCCTTCGCCTCTGCCTGTCGGCCCGGCGGGGGCTCTTTTCTTCTCTTATCCTTTATATCTCTTTATTTCTTGATATATCTATAGTTATAGTTATAGAAATAGATATAGATAACAAAGAAAAAGAAAAAAATAATAATATATATTAATATATGATATAGGGGTCATTTCTTTAGCCAACTAAAGGATTGTAAGAAAAGAGAAAAGGCGGGAAAATCAACCCGCCTTGAATTCTTCTACATTCCAACCTATACGAGAACACAAGAAAATTAAACATTTTTCCGCGGTCATGTCTGTTAATGGCCGTGGTTCAAATTCTAATAATTCGTTGGCTGTCTTGGCTAATTGGTCAACTTGTAACGGCTGTATAACGTATGTATTGGCCTTATGGCCGTACAATTCCATATTAGACTTGCTCTCTATGGCCTTAATAATTCCAAGGGCTTCCAAGCTGTACAGGTGTCTTTTGATGGCCTTGCGTTGCTTGCCTGTCACCTCTGCCAAATATCTGCTACTAAGTTGTATGTTGCAATCTGAGGGATTATTAAACCCCTTTTCCTGTGTCTGCTTCTTCCATATCTCCATAATAACCTGATAGAGCGGTAAAAGCTTACCCACATAGCCTAGCCCTTGTTGTCTTGCTACTTGCTTGATAACTGATATATTGGCCTCTATTAATGGTTGTATCGGTGTCTTGGAGCTTTGGAAAGTGTCCTTGATGTGCAGGCCGTAAACCTTCGCAAGCCACTTGACGGCCTTAGTAAATTGCACGCCTGAAACGTAGGAAACAAGCTGTAGAATATTGAACGTTTGCCCCGTGCCGTAATCATGGTAAAGATATGTATTATCCTTGATACCAATATTACATGATGGATGCTTGTCTTGTCTGAGAATACTAGAAAAAGCCTCTCCCACATTGGCCTGAATCTGCAAGAAGTCCAAAAGGTCAACACTGCACAACGCTTCTATAGCTTCAGGCCAATCAAGGGAAATATTCAAGGGGGTAATATATGAGAAGTATGAATCATTCAGCCTGTATATGTTGCGTATTACCTCGTTACTATTAGCCACCTTTTCAGCCTTAACAGGCTTTTTCTTTTCCTTCTTTTCTTTGGCCTGTGGCTGTGTAACAGGTGGAAAAGCTTCCTGCAGCTCTAGCATGGTGTAGGCCTTGGAAACATAACGAACCTGAATCAAAAACGGCTCTGAGTCGTCCTTCTTGTGCACTGTTTCGGGCACTCTCAGAACGCGGGATGCATCCTTGGCTTTGGTGTCAACATCCTCTGATACGTTGGCCAACATAAAGGCCTGTATGCCTTGCTCTTGCTTGTTCCAAGCGTCAAGGCTTAATCCCTCGCGGTCATTGATAGAGATAACATAATATACATGCCAACCATTCCTTGATTCAACAAGGGCAGACGGGGCAAGGGGTAAACTCATAAGCTTGGTATATATAGCTTGTTTCTTGGTCTGCAATTCATTAGCCTGTAGGTGTTGGCCGTTGTTGTCGTGAAAGTCTATATCACAATAGAAGCTGTTAAAACGTCTTGTATTATCGGCCTTGCGGTCATACCATCTATATGAAAATTCGGTGTTATATGGCGTGTGAATGGTCTTGTAAATGTAATAGAAATCATTCACGGCAAACCATACATTCTTTGGACGTCTTTTCGCCTGTAATATATCCTTTATTCTCTTGCTCTTGTGTTGTTCAAATTTTTCGCCGTCTTTATGCTTGGCCATATAATAATATTGTTCTGTTGTTATGTCTTTTCCAAGCAAAGAAAAAAACTGCTCTGTCAATTCCTGCACTACTGCACCCCCTCAAAAGCAAGGATGAGCTCTAACAATCTGCCACCAAACATATATATATCTATGTCGATTTCGTCAACGTCTATCAGGTCATAGGCCAAAAAATCGCTTATCAGCTTATATTCAGCAGCATTGGCCACCATTTGCGGATAAAAGGCCTGTAAATCCTGATAAATGTCCTGTAATTGGTCGCTGTACAATATGTTTTTTTCTTCGCTTTCCGTGTCGATAATTGCCGTGGTTATTTCATCCATTTTTTTGAGCACTTCTAAAATGTGCATATATGCACCCCCTTAAAATAATCTCTGTATTGGTATATTGATTTCCTGTCGGTTCTGTAAACTAAATACCGCGAAAATTCAAAATTATTTCCTCATTCTCCCCCATTTTAAAACGTTCAAACCACTATTGACGGCCCCGCCAGTTGTTTCGTGTTAGGTTCTATGGTGGTTAGTAAGGTATTTGTATTAGAGCATCAAAAAACCCCGCCAGCGGGGCCTAGTGAGCTGACAGGGGTATTTGTCGATTTTTGCTATTTTTGAGGGTTTGGGGGTGGTACTAAATCATTGGGAAATAAGCAAAGGGGGGAAAAGATGGCAAAGAAAAAGGGGCTAAAAGCCCCCAAAATGGTAAAAAAAGATATGTTGGTTAGAGATTGGAAAATAACGCGGCTGCCTGTTGGTCTAATTCAGAATTGGAGTGAATATATCTCATGGTAGTCTGTATGTTGTGGTGGCCTGCTCTCTGAGCTATAGTGCGTATATCAACGTTATTCTGTGCCAATATTGACAGATGGGTATGACGCAATAAATGTATTGTAATGTGTGATAAATCGGCCAACTGTCTTACTTTTTCAAAAGCTCTGCTAATATTGCTTGGTGCTTGTGGCTTGTCAGGGTCAAGCTTAGAACGGAAAACAACACTGCCTGAAGAATACTTTTTAAACTCTTTCAATTCCTGCATAACGTCAGCAGGAATAGCAATAACCCGTGGTTTGTCGGTCTTTGGGGCTTTCAGCCTGCATTTACCGCTTCCCGATTCCTCCAATGAATACTTGATATTTATAGTATTATTCTTAAAATCTACCTCTTGCCAATGTAGCCCGCAAAGCTCCCCACGTCTGCACCCGCTTACAATGGCAAGGCGTAAGAACATATAAATGTTCTTGGTCTGTGTTGTTGGCCGTTCGTTATATTCCTTGGCGGTGTCTAGTAACAGCTTAATTTCTTCCTGTGTAAGTGGTTTCTTTTCCTCTACAACAATCTTAGGTAGTTTTATATGCTCAGTAGGATTAACTGCAACTATACCATCTCTACATAATTTCTTGAAACTGTTATTGATAACTGCTCCTATCTTATGAATAGTTTCTGCGGATAAATTCCGCTCTTTGCTCAAATACTCATACAACTGTATTATGTTCTGAGTGGTTATTTCTTTGGCTTTCAAATTCCCAAACCACGGTTTAAGGTCGTGTTTAATGCGTTGCTCATGACTCCATAGGGTATGTTCTTCAAGCCCCTCTATATGCTTCTTTTCTTCCATCCAATCATTCAATAAATAATAAATATAACTAGCCTTATAAGCCCCGCTTTTCCTCATATCCTTAACGGGCTTGTCTTCGCTGTGTTCAGTGGCCTGTAAAAGTATTTCCTCTTTTAACTTCTTCATTTTGGCAAGGCACTTTTTACGGCTCATGTCTGTAACGGTCTTACGCTCTTTGCACCCGTCGGCGTAAGTAATAACAAACTGTCCCACATATCGGCGGTCTTTCCTCTGATTGATTGTTCCTGTAGTCAAAGTCAAAATATGCAA